AAAATTTCTCGAAGTCAGTGCCATGGCCAATAATATCAATAGGCTTGTCGTAGCCCATCAAGCGCAGTTCTTTTTCGGCGAATTGCGTATAAGTGGCAAGACCGTCCCAGTCTTCCATTTGAGCTTTCAGCTCCGGGAATAGGCCATAGGAATCAATGGGAGTGTAGACAAACCATTTGAAGCCCATCTTCTCCTTGAGCGGCTTCGCCTGCTGCCATAAATTGATCGCAATCCAAATATCGTTTGTCACCCACACCAGATCAGGCTTGACGGCTTGAATAACGGACGAAATACGATGAGAGCCAAACGGATCTTGGCCATGCGCCATTGCAGGCCACATTTTGCAATGCTGCTGCATTTCCGAAGGATCGCCGTGCCAGTTGACCGCGAGTGCATGCACTTCATGCTCTTTGGCAAGAGCTGGAATGAGATATTCCGCCACTCTTCCAAACCCCGTTTGCACTCCAGTGTCACCGCAGTAAAGAATACGTGCCATAACTGCCTATAAATCTTCGTCATCATAAACAGCTTCTATACTGACGGCACACGGGGAAAATCATGCTGCCACCATCTTCTGTGCGTTTTTGTATTAGCACCTGCAATAAATTTGCTGCCCATACGCTTAAAACAATCATCCCTTCCCTCACTCGCGCTGGTATCGGCACCAACGAAATTTTGATTGTCAATGGTGGACAAGAAGATTGGCGCATTGATCACTATGGAGATGTGCCAATGATTTGCACCCCTCAGAATTCATTTGAATATACGCCCCTCATTGAAATTGTCGAACACAATCTCACAAGCCCGTTTTGGTTCCTGCTTCATGACACATGCATTGCTGGACCAGCATTTAAAAGCCTCGTCTACGACCCGCCAGAAGCTTTTGAAAAGGTGGCAATGAAGCACACGCCATCAATGAGTATCGGCCTTTACAGCATGAACTATCTCATGTGCCATAAAGATCGCCTCACGGCGATTAAGAATATGGACAGCTCTCCACAGGCATTGCAAGCATGGAAGCAATGGGGAGTACCTAACGAAGACTACATGCTTTGGAAGCTGCAGGACTCACCAACCGGCCTTTACCACCCCGATAAGCATGGCGCTGATGAATGGAATTACCAAGGACATGCTGATGTTTATGGAACCGGCATGCCTCGCCGCGTAGAATACTTCCCACAGTTGGACCTGTTTAAGGCCAAGTCAAATTGGCAGGGAGTTCAGCCAACACTTTGCATTGATATTTAATGGCGCTCAAGATTGCAATTGTTGGTGGTGGTTGGACGGGGTGCCACTTGGCTTCACGCTTGATGAACGAAGCCGATGTGACTTTGTTTGAGCGCAATGAAATGCTCATCTCCGAAGCATCGTTAATCAATCAGAACCGATTGCACTATGGCTATCACTATGCCAGGAACCATGCCACGCGCATGTTGTGCAGGAATACGTTTGAACAGTTCATGATGGACTATGGCCATCTAACGGAAAACGTGCAGAATAATTTCTATGCGGTGTCAGAAGACGAAAGCTTGTTGGACGCAGAAACGATTCGCCTTATTTTTAAAGATTGGCCACACGCGGAAGCCGATGCAAGTTTTCTTAATTATTCTTCGCTGCTTCTGCATACCATTGAAAAATATATTTCTCCAACTGCCACTGGTAAGTATTTTGGCGAACTACTGGCTCCCATCGTGAGGAAGGAAGAAATCAATGAAAAATCGCTTACCTTGTTGAAGCGAGATTATGATTTCGTCATTGATTGCACAAACAATTCCTTGTTACCAATTCTTAATGGAGACTATTTTGAAGCAGTGGCAATGTTTGTTTATCGTCCCATCAAAACGCCCCCATTTGGCGCTCTAACTTTTATTGATGGGGAACTGTTTTCTATCTATCCGTACGGATCTTCAATGTTCTCGTTAAGCCACGTGAAGCTTGGCATTATTGAGCAAAAAGAAATGAATTGCTTTGATAAAAACTATGGTCAAATGAATTATGGACGCCACTTAATTGAAGGTCACGTGATGCGCTATTGGCCCGATTTTTACGACTATTTTAAATACGCATTCCCTGTGGTATCAATTAAAGCAAAATGCAAAAACGCCAGCGCTCAACGCACTCCCATTTTTAGGCAACAGGATAATCTGCTGTCTTTTTACACTGGCAAAATTCAAGGCATCTATGCCATCGAAAAGATGGCAAAAGAAGCTATGTTTCAAGCGTAAATGCTGCGGAATAGCGGATAGTCGCGCATATTCTTCTTAGCTTGAAATAGCTCGCGCACAATCGCGCCCTCGTAGTTAATGCCGTCAAGCATTCCCTTAATTTGCCTGTGCTCGTATTTATTTAGCAGCGGCCCGCTGTCCGTGTCGCTGATATGTACATGAGCAATGTATGGCCAATAATGGTTTAATAGCTTTTTAGGGCTATCGCCTTGAAGCCAAGCGTTATTAGTGTCAAGCATTGTCTTAACATTCTTGAGGCAGCAAAAATCAATGTGATTCACAATCTCATTAACCGTAAAGAAATAGGATCCTCCGTAGCATTTTGCTACAGGCTCAATGCAGAGAATGGCTCCATTTGCATCCAACACTGCATCCATGCGCTTCAGAACATTCATCAAGCAGGAAGGACTTCCCTTTCTTAAGTTCGGGCTGCCTAGTACAAAACGCTTGATTCCCATGAGGGAACCAAGGCTAATCACTTTCAACAAATGCTCGGACACCGCTGCAGTGTCTTCAAAGCTTTGCACGTTACTTTGAAAAAATAAAGCCTGCGCTGAATAGGCCCATAGCCCATAGCTTTCGCGGTATTCTTTTGCAATATCTGCATAGTCTTTGTTTTGAGCAAAGATGCGCGCAGGAATAATTTCTAGTACGTTAAACGCTCCAGCATTCGCGCTTAAAATCTGTTCCTCCTCTTCATCCTTCCAGCCGATAGCACTAATTCCAAGCATTGATAAAAGCCTCCAGCTTCTTCATTGTCTCATGCCTTGTTGTCGTATGTGGTCCGATGTTGTATTCAATGCGAGGACCAGTGCTTACATTTGCTTCGGGAAAGAAGCGCCGAATAATTTCAGCGGTTTCAATGGGAGCAGGGAAAAATTGATTAGTAGTACCACTGATTGCCTTTTTTGTGTCCTTCCATAAATCATCCAAGCAATACCATTGATAAGCAGAATTGATATTAATCTTTTCCACGTTATTGTTTGTTAATAAATCAAACAGAATATTCTTTTTAATGAGACGATGAAACAATGCAGGAAGGCGAATGATTGTCACCACTGAATCATGGAATGTCGCCTTTACAAGCATTTCAAAGATGTAGCGATTAGTGCCGTAATCAATAGCAAAAATCTCAGGCGTGCGGCCTGAATAATAGGCAGTTTGTCCATGCACATCAATCGTTGAATAAACAATGACTTCCGCTGGGCTTGGGAGATGTCGGATGTTTTGAATGATGCTGTTCATATTGTTGAAATCATCCAGCGGCGCTGCGTTCGCTTTCCATTTTTCCGCTGGCATGCAAGCCAGATAAAGCCTCTCGATGGGCTCCTTAAGCAATGAAGCCTCGTGAATGTTCTTGGAATGGAAGCATGCGCCAAACTCATGCGCCTCACGAAGCACTTGCCCAATGAGGCCAGTGCTGCCAACTAAAACGTCCATCTCAAACTGCCACTGCTGGCGCTTGCTGTCGGAAGTATTTTACGCTGCATCGGCAGTTCGCACGGCATGCACAACGCTGCCCAGGAAGAGGTAAGCTGCCAATGGAGACGATGCCACGAGCGGCGTAGTCCAAGCAGTCCTGACAATGCTTCGCCTGGGAGTCAAGGATGCGTCTCATTAGAGAGTAGCCTTGCTTTTCCTGACGAATACTGGCGCCCTCCCAAAAACTACCTCGCACGCTCTGAGCATACAGCCCGATACGAGCAAGAGCCATGGCACTAGAAACGCGGCCATCCAAAAGATCGCGAGCAAAGCCCTGTAAGTAAGCATATTCCACACGGAGACGCTGCCCGATGCGCCCCCAATCATTTGCCCGCATGGTTTCTCGTCCACCATTGCCGATGATTGCTGTCTGTACGTGGACAAGCTTAAGCGCTTCCCTCACGCTTCCTTGCCATTGGTCCAGCGTAATATCACCAGCGCTAAGCATACGTGTAAAACGCCGTAGCTCAGCGCCAAGCTTGTTAATTCGACCATCCACCAGTGCTTCCACTGCGCGAGCGCTGAGAAAGCGTCCATTAGCGCCGCGATACCGACCACTGACAGGGTCGTAACGCCAGGATGATTCATCAAAACGAACAATGGCTTCAGAAAATTGAGAGAGATCATTGAGGCTGGACATCCTCTGCCTCCAGAATGTCTTTGAAGCGCTCAGGCGCTTCTTCTTTCCATTGATTCAATGCAGCGGAAATGTCTTCTTCATCAATGAGAGAAGCCTCATCAATATCAGCAAGAATGAGACCGCTAGTTTTTAATGGTTCAATGGCATCCTCTTTAAAATATTCGGCAGTTGTTTTCTTGCCTTTGAAAGCTCCATCTATTGAACCATGCTTGCGCTTGTACAAATCTTTGTATTTGCGTGTCACATAAGCTCCAGCAACAGCACTGGGCCATTCCTTGAATTTTGATTTTGCGGCCGCCACCGCTTGGCGATGCAGTTCCTTGTCCGTGAATTCAACGTCTCCACGAACCTTCTCTAGATCACGTGGAAGATAAAGACCGGCAGTATCTTGCACTTCCCTGCTTCCATCCATGGGAAGCGTGCCATTCTCTTCATTCATTGGATCGCGACCGCCAGGAGGCACTGCCATTTTCCCACCCCCAGATTGAGTGGAACCACCCCCGCCTTGAGTGGAACCTGCGGTTTGGGGCAGCTCACGAACGACAGACGGATCGAGCATAAGCTCCATGCTCCACTCAGAACCGCCGTAACGGGCATCTGCCACTTCCTTAGGACTCAGTACACCCAACTGGATGTAACGGCCGTCTACGGCCGCCACACGAGCCCGTACGTCAGCCATTTCGCGCTCATTAAGCTCAAACAATGGATTAAAGGAGATGCGCCATGAGTCAGGAAGCTCTCCTTTTGTCGGCCCCTCCTTGCTCAGCATGATGTATTCCATCAGCTTCTTCATGGGACGCTTGAAATGGACGCTCTGATAATCAGAAAGCATCTTGGCGAAATCACGCTCTTCACTACGCCCCGTAGAGCCAAGTCCGCTCGGGCTTTCACCAAATAACACTGTATGAGGAATTTTGCTGGCGCCAATAATATCCACGCGCAGCTTTTCAAGGATTTCTCCAATACCTCCGAAATTACGACTAATAAATTCCAGCTCTTCCTTTTCAGCGTCAATCGCATAGCCGCGATAAATGCTCTTACTCATATCATTCACTTGCAGACGGTCGCGAATGGAGCTTTCTTTGCCAGCGGCAAGCATCGCCGCCAAGCCCCTCACTTTATGAACAAAAATATCAAACTCAGT